TCAGCACGATGCTCGAACACCATCCGAACCGCGCGCTCCCGAACCTCGGGCGAAAACTTCGATGACTTCTTCATGGCTCCATCCTCTCAAAGGTTGGAGCCTCCACGAAAGCCGGGGCGGTTCAGAGCGCAAGACCGCGGCGAGTGGACAGTTCATGTTCAACTTGAAGGCTGCAAACCATCAGGTCTTCGGCACCAGCGAGAACTTAAGAGCGTGAAGCAGAAGCGACCCGTCAGTCTCCAGGGTACCAGGAGCGCCGCCCACGCCGGAACCGCAGCGTCTTCGACCCGGCCATCACCGCAATTTGACCCCAACGTGCCAACCACGTCTCCCGTCCAACTCGTACTCTTGAACCAAGCGTAAGTGCTTGATCTTTATCCTGTGGATAACTTCATCGCTTGGTTCTTGGCTCTCTGGGGTCCAGGGGGACAGAGAGTGGGGGCGGGGTCGAGAGCACTTTTCGGGCTTTCAGGCCCTCGACGGCGGGAAGCCAGGTCCACGCGCTGACCCGCAGGAACCCGCAGCCGTGCGCACTCGTCGCGCTTTCGGGCGTTCCGGGAGAGTCAGTTGGAACCGAGGAATGGTGGGCAGAGCACCCCACGGCGCAAACGGTGAGGGCTGGGCTGGTGAGGACGGATGCGGGTGTGAGAGAGCCGGCGTAGGAACATCGAGGGAAACGCCTTTGGTGCCTCTCTCGACAGATTGGCTTAGGTCAACTGAAGTTTCAGAAATTTCCTGGAGCCTTCCCACGGCGAGAGGTTCGCGAGCACGTCATAGCTGCGCTTCCGGCAGGGACTCATCGGGTTGTTGCCGAGCCGCCTCGGTGGACTTATCGAGCATGATGGCCGCCGAGGTGATCGATCCCCACGCGCGCCGAGGTTCGCCTTGATCGGATCTTTCTGTTATCGGGCAACCTCGAAGGTCACCAGGTGCGTCTTTTGCCCATCCGGCTTGAGCTGGATTGGAGTGTCAATCTCGAATGAATTGTTCACAGTTACACAGTCGCTGGAGGCGGGTGAAAAGCGCGAGTTGCCGTCGATTGTGGTTTCTGAGGACCCAGCCTGATCGAACCCACCGCGCTCTGTCACTGCGTTTAAATAAACACTCCAAACACCGTCTTCGGGTTCCAGTATTCGTAGGCCCTGACGGGGTGTGGGCTCGTCAAAAGCATGACTATAGTTCGTGAGCAATATTTGATGAGCCCGCCCTGCTGTATCCGTGCGGCCCGTTACCACGTCGTGCGCCAGTCGCCTGTCCGAGGTTCGGAGGACCTGCACACCCTCTCCATCTCCTCCTCGCGCGGCATGCACAAGCAGGATTTCAACCTCGGCTGTCGTTCGCTGGTATTCAAGCTGCAGATCTACATAGCAGCTGGCTCCGCCGCCGCCAGCCCGGTCAAGAGGCAGCGAGGCGAAGATAAACAGAAGGAACACCGCGCTGCCGAAGGCGGCCGTAACGATGTCGAGATAGCTCAGCCCGGCGTCTGGGCCGTTGTCCTCCTCCTCGAACGCGTCGGCCCCGTCGTCGGAATCGTCTTTACTCATGGACCGTCCGGAAACGAAATATGTTCGGGAATCCTTAGGTTGACCGTGAAGAGATGCGTGCCCCCGTCGTGCACATGTCGCATGCCAATGGTCGGCGTCAGGAGCGTGCCGCCCAGCATGGCCGTCATGTGGATCGTTCCGCGCATGTCTTTGGACAACTCGAAGTCCAATGAGTGGAGTGGCACTGCCCCAGTCCAGTGAAGAACAAGCAGGCTGGTCTTTCCTCTTTGTCCCAGGATGGGCTCGGCCTGCCACATCCAATAGTCCGGGCTTGGCACGACGATGGCCTTGATGAACTCCGGATCGGATGACGCGATGCGCAGATAGAGTTGCGGGTCACCGGCGAGTTCTTCAGCACGAAGTGCCCTCCCAGAGGCATCAGCGAGAAGGCCAATTTCCCCGTTCGAACGTCCCGTCTCGTCAAAGACCACAAGGACGGCAAATACAAAGAAGAGTAGCAATGAGGCTCCGAACCCGCATGTCAGGGTATCGTTGAGGCTCAACAGGTAATTTGGCGTCCCGCTGCGTGACCCAGCGATCATGAGGCACTCTCGGTCTTCGGGGGCATTTTTTCCACCCGGTCCCGCAGCACGGTCATCTGCCACGCTTCGAGGCGGGTTGCCAGCAACAGAATGAAGCTCAGGATGAGCCCAGCGATCAAGGCAAAAAGCGTCGTGGAGAAGGCGAGGCCGAGCTCGCCCGCCAGGGTTCCAATGGCTTCGGCCCGCTCGATGCGGGAGGCCGCAAAGACCACCTCGCTCGACTCGGGCAGTGCCGAAAAGATGCCGCGCACAGTGCCGACAAAACCGATCGCAGCGATGCTGCCGACGGCCCAGCGCAGGTATGCTCCGCCCTCGTCATAGTCACGGCGCGCTTGGGCCCCTTCCCCGCCCTGGAGCCGGTATGCAACCGCGAAGGCATGCTGGTCGGTGGCCGCGACAACCTTTTCGTCTGCTGCGTCCCACAGCATGACGGTTCGCAAGAACAGCACGAGGAACACGAAGATCGACAGCGACAAGATGCCGATGTTCTCGATCCCCCGCCACATCCTGAGGGTCGTGTTGGCATCCTTGATTTCTGGCGTTGATGCCATTTCTGATAGTAAAGTCTCAATGATCCGCGTCATGTGATCCTGGGCAGCGAGAAAATCGGCGGGGGTCAGCGGTGTGCCGTTAGGACCCATCCAGCGCGATGCAGTAAGGCACCCCTGTGCACTCCCGTCAAGGTTGTAGCCCGGATCACCGGTCGGGCCACTGGAGATAGCATTGGCCCGCTGCGCAAGCACGCGCATCGCGTCCCGGGGTCCAAGGCACATAGAGGGTGACAGCCGCCAGGAAGACCAGGATTGGACAGTCTTTTTGAAATCGAGTTCGCTCGCCTCGACCCGCGCCGCAGAGCAGGATCGATTTCCGCCCAGCACCGAATCCGGCCCGCCCGGCCCATCGCTCAGTATATAGGCGGCCACGCGCGGGGCGTTCGTTATGTTTTCCGCGTCTAAATTCTGGTTCAAGCACCGCCTGAAGCTGAGCTTGGTGACGAGTCCGAGCCCCGTCTGCTTTCCGCCTTGGTCGCGGTGATCTCGCAAGAGATCATTGAAAGTCGAGCGGATGGCATGCAATTCATCCGGAAGCTTGCCGGCGAAGTCCACAGATGTGGGATAGGTCCGCAGATCGATTACCTCGGATGCGAGAAAGACAGCGAAGAGCAGTTGAGACAGGTCGTCTTGTGGTTGAGACGGACCGAGTGCGGCAGGCGAATCTTGAGCCGCACGGCAAATTTCTGCAGAAAGGTGTGGGAACCCGTCGCAAAACGCCGGAATCGGATCGGCCGAGAGCCAGGCCTCGAAAAGCGCCGCCTGATTACGGTTCTGGATGAAGGAATACACCCCGGCCGCCAAGCCAAGCGACACTCCCAGCAGGATCAAGGAAATCAATGTGCGCGGCATGAAACCAGCGCGCAGCCCACTCTTCAGCCGAGCGCTCCGCAGGATGAAGGACATCTTTCTGCGCAGTAAGGAGCCAGCGCGCAGCGCGCTCTTCAGCCAAGTTCGAAACAGTTTACTCTTCATTTTGGAGTGCCATCGCATTCGGTTAACGCCAATGGTTTGATGAACATCGCCAGGATGGGATCGTTGGCGAGGTTCAACTCCTCTCGATGCTTAGAAGGGGCCCCAAGGATGATCCATGGGTCGATCGCGGCTGCCGACGCGTCGGGCAATGGTGAAAACGAGCTATTGTCATGCGCCAGCTTGATCCGGCAGCGCAGCTGGCCATGTGTCAACACCTCCATGGCCCCAGCACCAGATGGCGTGATTTTGTAAGTCGAAAGCTCTGCCGTTGCGTTTTTATCGTCCGGAATCAAGGCCGCCGCGAGCAGCTTGTCGTTGGGGCCGCTTGCACCCTGTGGCCGGAGGGCAATGTACCGGCGGTTCTGGGCCGCGTCGTGGTCAGACAGAATGACCTCGAACCGCCGCTTGTCGGGCCACTGCTCGGTCGCGCTCCTCAAGAGGCTGTGGACCAATTGCACATAAGGGACGAAATTTGCGCCGCCGACAGTGGGCTTCGGGCCGTTGCCCGCCGTCGATGACAGAAGTTTAACCGCAGACCGCGCCGGTTTGTCGATGTCAGCAAGAATCCAGTCGAGGTCGTCCAGCTTCGGTTTGTCGCCGTATCCTTGCAGCCAAAGCTTTGGCCCGGCGCTGCCCTCAGGCGGTTCATACACCAGCTTCGGGCGCCCCGATGCCGACGCCGTACCGCGGTCATACCAAGCCTGAAGCAGGCTTATAGGCAGCTCTTGCGTCTCAGAGTGATGTAGGACCTTGGCCAACGCTGCGTCGAAGACAAAACCTTCTCTGTGGCGCCCAGAGCTGAGGGTGACGAACGAAACCTTGGACCAGATCGCCCCGTTCAGGTCCCGGCCACGTGCGCGGGCTTCCACCCCATTGGTAAGTGTATAGACGTGCGTCAGTGGGGGCGACTCACTGCGAAGGGTGGCGCGCAGGTTCTCAATCAAAGCCTGTTCGGCGGTGGGCTTGATGATGCGGGTGACGCCGTCCCGCTCCTTGATGTCGACTGCGGCGTCCCTCGCGATGTCTGTGTCGAGGGCACGTGACATCGCGCCGTTGACACAGACCTCGGTGTATAGATCACGGTCCTCTTCATTCTTGAAGGCTGCAATCTGTTCAGGGCCATCGCAGAATATCAATGCTCTAAGTGTACCATTCTGGTGTTCAAATATCTGAGCATAAGCAAAGGTGTTGGTTCCATCTAGCAGTTCCCAGCACAGTAGCGGAGACTTCGCATGCACAAAAGGAAATCCAAGTGCTTCGTCTTCTGCAGTATTTATTGCAAAATCCCCGTTGATCTCGGGCAGGACGGGCACATTATGCTGCCCGATGCAATGTGAAACCTGACCTCCGTAGAGACGTGACGTAAGACGAGGGATCCAGTCTTGACCGACCTTCGAAGGAAATTCGCTTGCAATCGGGCCGCTGCATAGCGTTGACATAGCGTCGCCCTCCGTCCGGCGGAAGGTTTCGCCATGGAACCGGAGGTTCCCCGGATGAGGGTGACTGTCGAAAGTTTTTTCGTTGTGGGCAAACGGGCGGGCCGAGACATAGAGCTGATACCGCAAGGTGCCGTTCTCCTCTCTAAGGATCGGGTCGCAGTACCGCGTTCCTGGTACTGTTCCGCCCTCGTTTGCAGGGTGGCCATTATCGATGTCCTTCTGGCCTGTATCGGGGTCAGGTGGGGGCACATCGCGAGGCTTTGGCTGGGGCGCGCTGTCAGAGTTGGCGTTAGACGGGCTGTCGCCATCCGCTTCATCCTGACTGTCGCTAGTTTGCCCATCGCCGCCGGTTCCGCCATCCGCACCGATGCTGCCCGCGGCGATCTCTAGCTTGTCGAGCCGGACGTTCAGCAGATCCTCAAGCGAGATGTCAAAGAGGCTCATCAGCATGTCGATAATGACCTGAGGATCGAAGAGATCGACGTGGCGGACGGTGATGCCAAGCTTGGCAAACAGCACTTTCATTTGTGCATTGGCCCGCCTCGTGTCGATTGCGATTGCCACGCCGCCGGGGCTCCAACCAAAGAGGTCGAGGTCCATCCCGCCTCGTAGGTCGAGGTCCGATAAATCGAGACCGCTTTCGAACTGCAGCGTGCCCTTGGCGACCAAGAGGTTGGTTTCTGATTGGAAGAACAGCTCCCCTGGATCGTCGATGACCAACCGGAACTGGGATTCAGCCAGCCTTACTCGCAGCACGGCGAGGCGGGTGTTGGCATTGAATTGGGGAGGCTTGGCGCTGCCGCTCAGTGCGGCCGATCCGTAGATTGCGATGACGTTTTCCAGCGCGGGCACAGTGCCGGCCTCGAACTCGAACGACAGGTCCTTGAGCGCTACGTCACCGCGTGCGAAAAGCAGCGGGATCGCGTCAAGCACAATAACGTCGCCGTCCATGCGGAACCGCAGATTGCCGATGTCGCGCAGGTCGAGCCGGGCCTTGATCTTGGCCAGCGCTGCCGTCGCGGAACTGAGGGCGGAGACATCGGTATCAAGCTCAAGACCGGACTTTGCGCCATCCTCGCCGGTGTGAATGGTCACGCCAATAGACGACAGAGCCACGACCGATGTTTCCACCGGGTATGGGATCGACCCGCTGATCGTGGCGCCCAGGCGCAAACCGGACTGATCAAGCATGAGGTTGTCGGCCCCCAGCTTGAAGAGCCCTTCAACTCCCAGCTTGGCATCGAAATACACGGCGTAGCGGCCGCGACGGCCGGCCACCGCTCCGATGCGGGCGTTGGTAACTTCCAGCGGACCAAAACCAAAGGCATCCTTAAGAGGCGAAAACGCATTAAGCTGTTCGAGGGCCTTCGTCTCGTCGACCTCTACATCCAGATCGGAAAGGGAGCCTTTGAGGGGAATGCGAATTCTTGCCGGTATTTTCAGCCCGCTTACCACCTCAAGATCGCCGTCGAGGTCCAGTTTAGGGCGGTCTGAATCGGAGAGGTCTAAGGCGAGCGATCTACGCATGTAGCGCCCGACGAAGGGCAGCTCCATTTCTTCAGGAAGTCGGGCGTGAAGCTCCGCTGCGACATTGTTAGAAAGAGTCTCCTTGAGCGTACCTTCGAGCGCCTTGTTATCGGGATCGGCGAGGTCAATGCGTGGCATCGAGATGTCGCCAAGAAATGGCACGTTTTCTACGGTCAGATCAGCCATGACCCGGATCGATCGGCCCGGCGCGGATTGAGTCAGCGCCAAGGAGTCGATTCGCACGACGCCGCCAAGCAGCCCGGTGAGGCGTTTAGCGAAGGCCTTGGTCACCAGGGCATCCAGAGCCTTTCGCTCGTCCGCGTTAACGGGAAGCGCGAGCCCATCGTCAACTGAGATAGTTAGGCCGGTGGCCTCGGCGCCGTCATACTCCAAGGCAAACGCTACACTTCTCCCAATTGGCAGCCCCTTGTCCAGGGCCTCGCTGTCATAGCGAATGGAAAACTGTGCATCACCTAGTTGGTAGGGTCGGTCGAGGAATTCTCTAAGCTTTAGGACGTCATCCAAGCGGTCAAGCACGTAGTCGGCAGCGCAATCTGCAAGCGCGTCGGCGCCGCCGGCCAGCAGGTTTTCGAGAACCTTGTCGACTTCGCCCAGCTTTTCGAGATCGAGTACAAGCGTCAGCGGGACCTCACAGGCGTCTGGGAACTTCGCGATGAAGCTCAACCCCACATGCACTCCTCTCGCGACAGTAGACGTGCCCCGAGTCAAATCGCGGCCGAAGGACACTCGAATATCGGACAGTGCGGCGATGCCTCGGATGGCGGCGGCGTTGACCTGCGTTTGTATTGCGTCAGCCAACTGCTGCTCAACTTGATCGAGGGCGTCGTCACCAAGGTCGGACAAATCCGAGCTCCGCAACACGAGACCCTCGTTTGTCAGCGACAGTTGAAGCTTGGGCACCACCGACACGCTTGGCCCGCCGCTGGACTGTACGCTCAGCTTAAATGCAGCCTGCACTGAAGGTTCAAGAATTTCGATTTCGACAAGATCATCGATCTTGGCGCAATTGTCCGTGGGTGCCAGCGTGACGCAGCTATCGTCCGGGGAAAACTGGAAGTTGACGCGTAGATCTCCAACTGACAGGTTGTTCAGCGTGAAGGGGGACAGCAGTTTCGTCAGCGACTCGAGTCCGCGTTGGTTGAATGTCTCGACAAAGCTCTCTCGAAGCGCCGCGGCAAGTCGCTCGGGAACCTCTTCGTCCAGTTTGCCGTCGGTGATCAGCTTGACCCGAACGGGATTCAACGTGATCCCAGCAAGTTCCGGCTCGGCGACAAGGATGACACTCAACGTTTTATCTTCGAGAGATGCCTCCAGCCGTTGACTGCCTCCGCGAAAGATGTCCGGAACACCGAGTGCCGCCAGCGCGGCGCGCGTTTCGGCGGGGCTTTGCAGCAACTGGTTGGTGCCTGAGCCCGTGGCCACACTGTAGCGGCCGTCTCCAAGCTGTATCAGGTCTCGGATGGTTAGACCCAAAGGAATCGTGCTCATTGGCCGGGAGAGGGGTGTGGACTCCGCAGTTGTAGCGGCTAGTCGCTCTGTCTCCAGGTTCGAGCCATCCGACTTGGCAGCGCCCAGTCGCGAAGACGCGACCGGCACGACATAGGTCAGTGTTCCGGTAAAGAGCTCGCGTTCCAGACCCGACTCATCGGTGAAGCTTCCGGCATGCAAGGTTTCCATTCGCAACCCAGCGGGCGCGCGATGGCCAGCTGCAACGGCTTCAGCCGCTGCATCGCCATTGGTGTCACGTGGCGTGATGGGTATCGGCAGCGGGGTGATCGTGTCGGGGCGCGCGGACTCCAGATAGCGAATTGCATCGCGCTGCGCGTCGAGCCGCTGCAAACGGTCGGCCATGTCGAACCGCGCAAGGAAGCCTGCTGTCCCATCATCCGGGGAAAGGCGTGCGACGTTGCCCTCTTGAATGATGCGCGGCCCTTGTGCGAGCGCTGGGCCCTCGATGCGCACGAGAAGCGATGCCGGATCGCCACGCTGCGGATCAAATCCGAGAGGCCCCAACGATTCAGAGTTTCTGGGTTCTGCCAGAAGTCGCAACTTGGCCTTGATGCGGCGGAATTCGTCATAGCTGTTGACAACATTGACTGCGACTTTTGCGGGGGGCTCGGACCAAACTCCGCAGTTCGCGGGTGCTTTTGAAGGTTGAGGGCAGGTGTCTCGCGCGAGATGCGGCCAAATCTGGCGCACCATCGCGCGCATCCAGACCGCGCGTGGCGCATCGATCCCGACATTTGCCACCGCCCCGTCGTCGTCATAGGGAATACGCACAGGGCTTTCGGGTGGGCGGGCGCGGCCAGCGAGCAATGCCTCGACGGCTTGGTAGCGCCGCTCGATCCCCTCACAGATTTGCTCGTCCCGCGAGCCACCTTCTCCGAAGCGCGGCGGACGGGGCAGGGCACCCCCTTTCATGATGTCGAACAGATCGGCGAGCGTCGTCCAATGGCCCATGCTCGGGTTTACCAGCGCGGCACGTGCATCCTGGAGCGCGTCGGGGTTGATTGTGAGCTTCTCCCAGCCCGGCCCAGCGTGAGTGGACTCGCAGCGCAGTACCTCGACCGCGCCCGCATTGGGCTGCAAGACGGCCAGTACCTGCGCCAGCTCCGCTTCGAGCCCGTCCGAAAAATCGGCCTTATCGATCTCCTGCAACTCACGGCGCACAGTGCCTTCATCCAAACGCGGCGCCGCTTCCAACCGGAGGCGCATGTAGGCGGCCGAGAGGGTTGCGATGGATGCGATCTGTTCCGGATGGTCCCCTCCAACGCCGTAGTCGATCAGGCCATTCGCCATCGGAGGCGGATTGGCGATCAATGTTTCGACGGCATCTCTGCAAGGGGCGCGATCCCTTTCTAACAGCGCAGGATCCTCGCAAAGAGCCTCAAGATCCTGGCGCTGTTCGAGGTAGTGAAGCACAAGTACATAAGTGGACCCGATCGTGACGCGATGCCAGTAGCTGTCAAAGCTGGCAGGGCCGGTCTGACGGCGCAGGGGCGCAAACAATGGGCCGCCGTCGGGGCGAAGATAGCGACCCTCTGCTGCGATTTCGGCTTCTGCCTTTGCGACAGCGCCATAGACCACGCGGTCAATCCACGCGCTACGGTGATACCCGGCCATCACGCGAAGCCCCCGGGCCAAGCGTGCAGCGGAGTCAATGTCGGGCAGGACCTCGTAATAACCATTTTGCTTGCGGTGTTCCACGAGCGCCCCTTCGATCAGACCCTGTTCGAAGAGCACCATTCGCAGGTCGAACCACAGGCCTTTGCTGAGCGTGCCGGCACCGGGCGGGGCCGCAGGATCCGGGAACCGCGGCGCATTGTTTGGGGCGTGCTCTAGCCTTGAGTTGATTTCGCGGATCATTTGCCGGTTGTTGCGGAACAGGAGAAGGTTGAGCTCGCGAAGCAATGCCCGCGCTTCTTTTGAGGGCAGCTTAACCTGGTCGATGTCGGAGTCCTCGGAGAGGATGTCTAAGGCTTGCAAAAGCCACTCCTTTCCAGCGACTACCTTTGGCCAGTCACGATCGGCCAAAAGGGAATTCAAGGTCCCCGCCATGTTCGGGTTGCGCTCGACCACGTCCACCAGCCCAACCCCGAGTGTTCTGGTGACATGAGATGCCGCATCGAAGAACAGAATTTCCGGCGCATCTCGTTTTGGTGCGTCTGGGCGCCGCGTTACCCTTTCGTCGATCAGATGGGTTGCCCGGTCGTACCATCGCGAGCGCAGGATGGTGTTTGGCAGGGGATGCACTTCACCGTGCAGGATTTCCCGGCGCAGGGCGCAATCGATCAGCGACAGGCCCGCAGGGTCCTGAACACCGCCCAACGCAAGTTCGACGAGGTCCGGGTAGTCGCGCAACAATATGGCTGAACCGAAAGGGCTTGCGGGCAAACTCTCCGGCGCGAGGTCAAGAAGGCGCATCATTCCGACCGTGACGGGCGCCCAAGTCGACTGGTCCAGCGATTCGTTGTCCGCAATGCGCCGAGGTTCGACGATGGGACAGCCATTGCCTCGTAGCGACTCCGGCCCGTACGCCCGCGCGAGATTGAGGCCCAGCGCCAAGGGTGTGGTCGCAGTGGGGTTGGACATCCCGCCAGTGCCATAGGCGGCGGCGACGAGCTTCGACAGAATGGGCCCTAGGGTGCAATTGGCGTCTGAGGCTTGCACCCAGCCGCAAGGGCCGCTTGTGCCTGCCAAGCCAAACTCCTGGTGCAGATCGGCGCGTGCAGTCAACACATTCACTAGAGCTTCGCCATTCAAGGGCATGCGTAGTTCTAGCAGCGTTGGCATTTGGAGGTTGCCATCGTCGTGGTAGCTCCGCGGCGTTTTCTCGAAGGGATCGCCCACGGTCTTCTCGTTTTGAGCAATCAGGAAATAGGCGTCCGGCGACATCACGCTGCTCTGGCCGCTCATGAAAAAATAGGAGTGCCGGTTGCTGGCTGCCCAATCGCTGAATGGACGCACGACGGAGCCCAAGTGGACCATGCGCGTGCTGTTCTCATCGGGAAAAATGATGGTTACGCTGGCCCAGAGCGAGCCCACCTTGACAATCATCATGCCGGGCCACGCCTTCACATGCTCGGGAAGACCCTCAATAACCTTCGCAATTTTCTCGGATTCTCCTGGAAAGAGCGTCCGGATGACGTCTTCCCGGCTTTCCACACTGGACATTTTGCCGCGGGCGGGTTCGAGGTTGATGGTCAGGTGCGCCTGCGCCGGAGTACTGGCAATTACGGCACACAAGAGAAAGAGCACCATCTGCACTGGCCGAAAGAGCGAAAAACCAATCATCTGGCATCCTCAAATTGCTCAAATAAATGGGCTGGTCACAGTGGTTCGGTGACAAGCAGTACCACCGCATGCCCGAACGCATCCGCGCCGCCGCGCTGATCTGCTTTCTCGCGCTACTGCTGCATCGCGTCATGCGCCCGAAGCTGAACAACTTCAGCCCCGGCGCGGCCCTGCACAAGCTCAAAGCCATACAACTGCATCGGTTCACCGCAGCCGGGCAGCCGGTGAGTGGACTGACCGCCACTAGCGACGAAACCCGAGCGATCTTCCCGCAACTGGATCTACCGCTCCCCGATCAAAAACACCTCGGCATCTGACCGAAACGGCGCCTTGTAGTGGCAATCCACTTCCTCGGACCCGCTACAAATCAACTAGTTAAGCGGCGTAGGTGTCGAACTCCGGTTCATTCGCTGACTTCGAGCGCGTGTCGCTCGCTTGTTGACGCAATGCTTCCAACCAGTCCGCAATCCGAGCCGCCGAGTGGATCATGCCAGCAGCCATGAAGAAGGCGTTCGATCATCTCCATGACTGCGAGATTGCCAGTCTATTTCAGACTCGCGCACGGGAAATCGGAGATATTTGTGCGCTGCCCGTTCCACGTTGTTGTAGGATCGAATATGTCATCTGTACACGACTGGCAGATATCCCCTCTGGCGCTCTGAATTCTCTGATCCTGCTTGGTGTTTGCCTCGGCGCAAGACTTGCCACTCGTGGTGACGTTACAATCGCCCAAGTCCTTAGATTTATCAGCGACGGCGACACATTGGTATCGGAAGGTCAAGTTATAGGCGGCGCTGCGTTGCGGAGAAGGAGCGGGAGCGCCCCCCACCTTTAGATTCTTGCACGCTTCTTCCGATCCGGAGTAGCACCATGGGCCGCCGGGCGTGTTATAGACGCTGTCAAACCCCCGACTTGCACAAAAATTGTGTTTGTGCCCTTTGGAATACTCCAAGACACCTCCCGCGTGCACTTTCGCGGTGCATTCACCAACGGTGGCCATGTAGTTTTCGTCATCCTGCGCAGTCCATTCCTTCTTGTTCGCAGTCAATGCATGTATCGAGAACAACTTACAGTCCCCTACAAAGCCACTTACTGGGTCTACGTTGCCGCCGTTAGCGCAGAATCCACCTTTCCCATGATTCCTGTATAGGGTTACAAGTCCATTAAAATGTTTTGCCTTGCAAAAATTGAGCTTGTGCCCGCCAGTATAACCTATAGATATCATATCCACGATTTTCAGGCACGCGCCGATCGCACTGCTTGCAAACACACAGGTCACCAATATCAACGAACCAAATAGGGCCCCTCGCCAACTATCCGCTGTGCGCATCATTATTCTCCGCTGTTGCGAGACCTAAGAATCGCCCCTCAAACCCTGGGGTTATCTCATGAAAATAGGCTGTTGCTATCGGCCCATGCTGAAGCAACTCTTCGGGACTTTTATGCATCCGGGAAATAGCGCACTTCAAAAAGTGCACCGGTATCGCACAGCTCACGGGTGCTTAGCTGATATGCCGTTGTTCCCGTATGCGACGCTACAGCTTCCCAGTTGGACCATGCAAGGGGTGGCGAGGCGATTCGAATGGAGCGCGCCTCCGATCCACGTGCCGCCGTGACCTCGACCTCGCAGAATCCGGGGCCAAAGGACTTCGATCGGACCTCAATCACGGCCATCGAATCCGAGGTAACGATCGTCATCCCGTCGAGCAGGGCCGTGACGAGAGCCTGCTGAGTCTGAGCGAATGAAAAGGGTACCGGGCAAAGCAATGCGCACACCGCAAGCCCGACCAGCGGATGCGTGGAACGCAAGATCGAAAGTGACTCATGCCTTTTCATAACGACAATCTCCCAGTGGTGTTTCTTGACAGAGGTTGATCAGCGATAAAGCAGCGAACTGAGTCTGAAGGGACACCCTTCACTGCGGACCTTCGGTTTTGATTTTCGCCAGCTTCTCCGCCCCAAATCCCCGCAAATTCGGATTCAGCGCAGTCAGCAGCGCCTCGGCCAGTCGCTGCCGATGCGGAAGGGACGCAGGATCTTCCTTGGCGCCGGACCAAATCTCGAGCGCAAGCATGCGTCCGGTGTCGGTGTCTTGAGCCTCGAATCGCTGTGCCAAGCTGGGCATCCGTTCGGGCGCGAGCGAGCGCATGCGCTGCAAGGCGGTTTCGTGGCCCCAAAGTTCGGCCTTAAGCAGCGGCGGCGGTTCGGGCGCTTCTCCCCTCTCCACCTTGTGGGGCATGAGCGCGACGTACTCTGCCACGACGGTCGGAAAGTTCTCGATTCGAACAAGCAAGGCATCAATGAGCCTTTCCCACTGCTCATCCGACATTTCCTGCATGACCAGCATCCATTTTTCGGCGGTGCCATGCAGGATGACAGGTTGAACCAACCAGTCGTCTGCGACTTGCGCGGCAAACAGACCGGCCAAGGCTTCAACGGAAGGGTTGCCATCGCTTTCGCGGCGCGAGGCAAACTCGGCTTGCACGAGATGCTTGCGTTGGGGATCGTACGTCGCTGCCATCTGCAGCAGACAGGCTCGCAGTGGGTCCGGCGACTCGATGGCCGCGGAAATCATCTGATCTGCCAACTTCACTTGGCGCCCTGGATGCAGCCTGTCCAAATGGGGCGACATGTCGTCCAGCATAGGTATGCTTTCGCTGCACGACAGCGGAAAGCCTCGATCATCGCGGGTCGATTTCACACCCCCACCTGCCAGGACGGCCAGTTGCAGCGACTCTTCAAGAACACGCTCCAGACCGTCCGGACCAAGGAGCGGCAAGGCAACGTCGATCAGAGCTGACCTCAGGGAGCGGTCGGATACGCCGCGGACCGATTCAAGGGCGAATTCGCGCACCGGGTACGTAGGTTCGATCCAGCGGATAAGTGCTGCGCGCTGGCCGGGGGTTGCTGGGTCCCAGCGTTCCAGCGCGAGCTCCAGCGTACCAAGGCCCCTCACCGGCGCCGATTCCAGACAATCGACGAACTCGAGCGCGTCGGCGATGCATTTCAACAATGCGTCGCGCAAACGTCGCTGAGCGGCAATATCGCCGTGCAGACCCAGGATTCCGTCGCGCCTGCCTTCGATGATTGCCGTGTCTTCGATGGGCGATGTGTGGAGGAGCGCGGCCATGCGTTCGGGCGAGGTCAGCAGCAGGGACTGTCCGGACTCACGCAGTTCAAGCCAGGCCCGCGGCAAGTGATTGCGCTCCCACGCTCGGGATGCAGGGATGCGCTCGAAGAGCGCGATCAGCATCTCCAAGGACGCTGGGACGAGCATCGGGTGGCGCATCAACAGGCTGCCGGCCTCTGCGCGAATCGAATCGCTCGAATCCGACCGCAAAAGCTGAAGCAGATCGTCATAACCTTGCTGGTCCTCAAGGGCGGCATCCAACGGCATCTTGACGCCCGCCTTCTTCAGCAACAGCTTGACCTGTATTGCGTAGCTCGTCGGCTCGGACAGCGGAATCGACGAATAGGCTTCGTCCCCGCTGTCCATGGCGACAATGCTCCGTGCGCCCCAAGCTGGCCCGGCAGCGAGCGTAACGCTCAGTGCGGCCCAGAAAACCATCGACCGTTTTCGCATAGCTGGACTCCATTGGGAATGTTGTCGGTGCCTGCCGCGGCCGCTCTCGCCGTTCGGCCGAGAGCCGCCGGGCAGGCCGGGAAATTCAAACAGGTCAGCGCGATGCAGCCAGTTCGTCGTTTTCGGGGAGTCGTGCGGCCGCCATCAGATCCGCCAGAAAGTCCTGAAGATGTTCGCTATCCTCTTCTTCCCGGGCGACGGCATCTGCAATCAGCATGCCATCAGGAAACTGCTTGCGAATCTGCTCCAATACTTTTTCGCGGCCTTCAGCAAGTGTCTTGCCCCAGTGCTTGATCGAGAGGTCGAGCGCGGGGAGTAGCGAACACTCCAGCGCCACGCACTCCCGCTCCTCAAGTGCTTTGCCACAGTGGCAGTGGCCGCCCAGACGGCAGGCAAGGTAGTCAAGCATCCCGGAAGCGAGGAAACGGGCGACCTCGCTATCCATCGCGGCGATCTTGCTGGCGAGCCCATTCGCTAGATTGGGCGTGGGCGGATCGCGTCGCAGGAAATCTCGCACGTCCTGCCAATTTTTGAGTTCTCTCATAACACGTCTCCTTAATGGGTCGAAGGGTCGATTGGGTCGAGTTTGCTATAGCCTTGACGAAAGGGCTCAAAAGCGCGCTTGAGCTGCTCCCATCCGTTGGGGCCTGCGCCAATTTCGGCAAGCGCTTGGTCAAGAGCCGGGTTTTCGGCAAGAAATTTGCGCGTTCTCTCCATGCGATTTCGCACCACCAGGTCACGGTGGAGTGCCCATACGCGCCTTCGGGCCAGCGCCAGGGCTTCGGATTCTGTGATCCCCGGCGGCAGGTGTACCTCGGTGTCTTCGCCGGGTTTGTTGTCCGGATTGAGCGTGGTCCTGATTGTCTCAGCCATGACTCGTGTAACTCCTGTCAGAGCGGCGATTGGTCGGGCCTCCGAAGGAGGTTGGCCAGGCTGTTTCTTAAACGGATTTACTAACTTTCTCGCCGCGAACATGCCCGATGGAAAACGCACCAGTCGGGTCCGTTCAGCAGTGCGCAGTGAATGCGTCGACGTTATTCACTGCGCAGATCAATAGCTGCTCTCACTTACGGCAAGTTTCACCCTGCCCGCAGCCGATCTTGGACGGAGTAAGAAGGATTGCTGCAGCTGCGCCTGCGGGGCTTCCAGCGATAACCTTGCCGATGCCTCCCCCTACCGCAGCCCCCACCACGACGCGTCCGGCTTGAACAGCCGCCTTCTTCGCGAGTTGCTCCTGTTCAGACGGCGTCTTTTCTGCATGCGCTTGCGGAAAGGGAAACGCACAAATAAAGATAAGAGCAAACGAACGGATACATTTCATCATTGTGATGCTCCAATAATGGATTTTAAAGAGGGAATGGCTGGAGGCAGTTTTCGAATCAACATCGGAAGGGTCTCATACGAGCGGGCATACCGGAGCTACGCCTAATCCCTCTTTGCCTCGGTCGGAAACGTGACGTTGACGGAGGCGGACGTCCCTGCGCTGCGGGTGTGTTCGACGTGACCGCTGATCACCACATCATTGTGGATGACTGCTCCAGCAGCGCCGGACGGCATCGGCATGCGATGGTTTGACTGATCGAAGAGCGGGATGACCGCCCCTTGGGTCGTCGGAACATGAAGTGGCGGTGGAGGGGACAAGAGTGCTCGCTGGAGATCGTTGCTGGGCGGCGGCGACGGCAAGAACTCTTTTGGAACGTTCTGGGCTGCGGCGGAGGTCATTGCAATGGACAGAACGCCGAAGTAGCCAAAGAAGCGGATGTTCATCTGGGATCTCTCTGAGCGCCCCCATGCGAGGCAGAGTTAGTAGACCAGATGGTCGTTAAAGTGGCAATAGTAGACCGCACACGTCACATATGTTTGCATTACGTCCGCGCCGATAACGCCGTATCGTGTTGATGTTCTTACTACTTGTGGTCTGAGCTCTTGCAATAGCTACTTTTCGCGTAGACCATTTGGTCGTATAGTGTTCTCCCTATGAGCAGCGAAGGAGCACCCATGGTTCAGCCAGAACTCGACAGGACGACGATCGGCCGCCCACGGATGCCCGAAGACGTAAGAGCAAAGAGCCGTGCACGTACGGAGGCGATTCGAATCGCACTCGCCAAGAATCATGAGTGGAACGTGACCAAGCTGGCGCGCGCAGTGGGCTTAAGCAGGGAAGCGCTCAATCACATTGTCAGGGATAGGGTAATCTGCCCTGAGGCTATCTTCAGAAAGATAGGTGGGATTCTGGGGTTCTCCGCAGAGGGCATTGATGGGTCGCAAGCTCTTTTGATTGATTCGAAGGAGCTTCTCTACTTGCTGAGAGTGACATCGGAGCATCCCGCATTGTCAGCACTGAGCCGCGACCACAAGAACGAATTGGCAGTTTGCTTGGCTGACAGTTTAAAGACCGACGGGTTGACGCCATCCCTGATGAAGGATCACGAACTTAACCACCACCTCCTCCTAGGACTTAGCCGCCTAGTCGGCACTCCGAAGCACACATGTGACTCGTGACATCGAAACCCAAGTTAAATTCACCATTACGTCAATAGTTCCTTTTGAAGGACGCTTTTGTGGAAAACAACGACGTCGTGAAGCTGAAGCTTGTAGATACAAAGATAGTCCCAATCCCGAGCAAGGAACTTGGCGACGCGGAAGCGATTTTGCTGATCAATGACTGGTATTCCTTCAGAAAGGAACTTGCTGGACGAATCAGGAAACACCGCCGACATATTCGGAGTTTGGCGCGGACAGCTGCCGAACAGCTGGCCCGGACTCGGCGCCGCTTAGCCGAGACGATACGTACCGATCGCCGGCGGAGGCTTGCAGCGATCCAATCTCTGAAAGATGAAGTCGTCGCGCTCAAGAAAGCGGACGTTTTGTGGCGGAAGCGGATGGCACATACGATTCGAGCGAGTCGCCGGCGTCAGCTTCAGAGCTATCTGGCACTTAAGAATCAACTTGCGAAACTAAAAATGGAGAACGCTCTAAGGCGCAAGCGTACGGCGACGACGGTCCGCGCATACCGTGAATGGCAACGCACTGTAACTGCAGCCGTCCGGGGGGAACGTGAGCAATGCCGGGTTGATATCCGGAATATGCAGATCCTGTGCGTACTTCTAGGCGCACTTGGTTACTCTCTTGGCATTCTCTTTTGACAGGGACCCCGCAGGAACGCTGCTGACCGTCCCTCGAGACGCAGAGCCAGGGGTGAAGCCGTCGGGCAGCTCCATGCGCTGTTCGCGATCAAGCGGCAAGCGCGCGAAGGCAAACTGACGCCCGAAGAGATCAATCAGCGTCGCGAAGAACTCGCGAAGCCGATCGTCGATGAGATCAAGGCCTGGCTGGAGAAGCACAGGCCCAAGTTCGCGCCGGCGGCGCCAACCGCGCGGGCAAAGAACTATTTGGTCAACCACTGGGACGCGTTCGCGCGCCACCTCGATGACGGTCGCCTGAGAATCGACAACAATGCCACCGAACGAGCCCTGAGACTTGCTGCAATCGGGCGCAAGAATTAGCTGTTCGTTGGCCGCGAGCGCAGCGTACAAGTGACCGCCACGCTGCTGAGCTCGAGCGAAACCGCCAAGTCCAACGGGCCGGAGCCGCCGGCCTATCTCACCCGGAGCATACGCGAATTGCCGCTGACCCGCCCCGCAAGCAGCGACGCTGACGCACGCCACGAAGTGGGCCATGATTGATTGAACCAGTGCGACACAACCAACGGTTTCTGGCATTGAATCTGCCAGATTGCGATAATCTCCGCGTCGATTCTCTGCAATTTTTGACAGCACCCCCGTCAGAGCACGTGAAGATCCCCTCCTGTTCGCGTTGCCTTGCAAGCTTTCAGCAAACCAATTTCCGAGAAAATATGCTGTCGGCACATGCCGGGCGTGAACAAAGGGTGCTTCTGCGACGAGGCCGGTGCGCTCGCTAGGCCCCTGACGCGGTCATCTGGGCGCGCCATTGGGCGCTGGAAGATTTCAGTGCGCCCGTCGGCGAAGCACGAGACCGCATCGCCCAAGGCGTGCGCGACAATGTACGGGTCAGCCAGCGGTCACAGACCTTGCGCCAGATGGCGACGGTCACATGCCAGATGCAAGCCAATACCTCCCCGCCCCATCCGCTCCAACGAACGCTTCCTTCACCGCCATGTGCTTTTTGAAGATCTGGTGCGGCGAGAACTTGTCGACGTCGATCTCTAGGGCGTCGGCGAGGTTGGACTTGTGGACTGGCTTGCCACCGGTGGCGACTAGCACCGCGAGGAAGCGCTGCACTTGCGGTGAGATCGCAATCCGCTCGCCGTTGATGTGGACGGCTCGCTGATCGAGGCTTGCCAGTGACGTCCCGATCTCGTTGGTATTGGCGGATCCGACGTAGGCCTCGAAGTCCTCGATCACAAGTCCGGCCTTGCGAAGATGAGCGCAGGCGCGCAGCGGTACCGGCGCCAACTTGGCCATCGCTGGCAGCCGAGCGGTTGGCGCATCGACGCACACCAGAATTCCCGCCTCACCGCTGAGCGCGCGGGCGATGTCTTCGTCGACTGCCGGCGCGAACCAAACTCGATGGCGCCTGCGCGCGATCTCGCGCTCGCCGATTCGCCAAAGTTTCCAAGGGACGATCTCCTGCGTTTCGAACCGCGATACCAGCCCCAGGGCCGCAGCGACGGCTCTGGCGATCTTCGGCAGGTCCAGGCGGAGCGCACTCAATTGCGCAGCCGAGATGTTCTGCCAGCCACAACGGAGGCAAAGCCCTCGGTACGCATCACCGCCACTGGCGCAGCGAGCGCGACACACCTGATGCAGCGTCCCGGTGCTACACCACGGGCAGGCGGTGTCCTCCAGCAGTCTGGCCTCAGGTTTGGCGAACCGGAGATCGAGCAGGTGCCGATAGCCAACACCAGTGTCGACGTCGGCCAGGACGGCTGGATGCAAAGCCGGCCCGCCAGTAGCCAGCCAGTCGCACAGCAGCCGGAATGCCAGATCAACCTTCGGCATCGACGGTCTCTTCCTCGACGCGACGGTTGTCATCGACCGGCTCGGCATCACTGACACCCCATGCCGCCAGCAGGCGGGTCACGAGTGCGGCGTCGGCTGGGTCGAGGTCCGGCAGGTTAGACACGCCATCGCGCTTCAGCCGCAGCACGAGCACGCGCCCTGCTTTGGCGGGCGCCGACGGCGCGAAATGGATGGCGATGATCGCTTCGGTGATGGCGAACCCACGGCGCAGGGGATCGCACTCCCGAAAATGCGCCCGCGCGAACTCGACGGCGCACGGGAGGTGCGGCGAAGGCTTGGCCTGGATGCGCAGTTCGCCGAACGGCGGCACGATGCTCAGCAAACGAACCTGCCGCAGGCGAACGACCTGGATTCCCTCGTCGGCGAGATTGAGAGACCCGTCGAGGATCTCGAGACCGTTGCGCAGTCGCCCGAGGTGGAACACCGCAGCCTTGAGGGATTCCGGCTTCACACGACGACCGAGCAGGTGCTCGGAGAACCGCTCGACCAGCGCATCGTGGGTGCGCTTGCCGCCACGACCGACGGTGTCGACGACGCCGAGGTGGGGGTAGTAGACCAGCGCAAAGTTGGCGACCGGCCGCGTTGGCCGCCGGCGCAGTTCGGCGCCGATGAACTCCACGAGGTCATTCGGGTCGTCTTCGAGGTAGATGTTCAACTGCACGCCGGCGTCAACATGGCGCTCGCACACCTCGATCTTGCAGGCGCGCTGCGCGCCTTCGCGCTTGGCGAAGAGATCGCGCACCGCGGCTTCCAGCAGCGCAAGGTGCTCCGGCTTGCGCGAGATCGGCACCGAGACGCGCAGGTCCTGGCGCTTCCAGCCGCGCTTGCCGACGGCGAGATCGACGATCAGCAGCGTTTCGGCGGTGTCGAAGGTGTTCGGCCAGGTCAGCAGCGCCCACAGCGCGCGTTCGCTGTCGTTGCGCATGCTGGCGAAGTCCTCGCGCATCGGCTCGGGGTGCTCGGAGGCATTCAGCAGCGCGTCGACGCCGCGGCGATCGCCGAGCGCATGCACGCGGCGCAGCTCGGTGAGCAACGGCGCTGAGACTTCCGACGGCAACGCTTCGAACGCGTTGGTCAGCGCCGCGTAGAAGCCAGCGTCATCGACAGCTTCGTCGACCTCGAGCGGCAGTTGCCGAGACTGCGCATAGACCCGCCACAACGCCGGCGACACGGCACGGAACAGATGACGGTGATTGAATGCGGCCATGCGCGGCTCCTTGCGAGCGAAGAGGGAGAAGAGGGGCAGAAGTTCGCCATAGCGAACGGTTGTGATTCTCTCAGGAGCACACCCAGGCATGTCAACCGGGTTTGCTTTCGTTCGCTATGGCGATACAATCCGCGCCCCCGCGACCCAAAGTGCCGTCCATGCCCTCTGCCCTTGGCGACAAGATCCGCGCCGCCCGCAAGGCGCTGAAGCTCAGCCTGGAAGACCTCGCCGAGAAGGTCAGCAGTTCCAAGAGCTACATGTGGGAACTGGAAAACCGCGACGAACCAAACCCGGGCGCGGACCTGCTCATGCGCATCGCTGCCGCGCTCAACGTCACCACCGAACACCTGCTTGGCCCGACAGTCACCGACCCTACCGAGGACGTGACCGACCAGGCGTTCTTCCGCAAGTACCAGCAGCTCGACCCGGACGACAAGAAGCGGATCCGCAAGATCCTCGACACCTGGGACGACGCGTGAGCTTGCCCAAATCGCCGCGCGCAGCGGCCAATGCCGTCAGCCTGGTGCTGACCCAAGTGCTCGGCCGCGACCGTTTCCCGGTCGATGTCGAGGCTGTGGCGCGCGAGTTGTCCCAGCAGTGGTGCCCGGCATCACCGATCACCCAGATCGACGGCCATCAGGGTCTCGGCCGCTTCGAAGGCGCGCTGCAGCAACACCCGCGCGGCAAGTACTGGCGCATCAAATTCAACGCCGACCGGCGGCCGTCGCGCGCGCGCTTCACGATCGCGCACGAGTTCGGTCACTACGCGCTGCATCGTGAGTTGCGGACGTTCTTCGAGTGCAGCGAGTCGGACGTATCCGGCCAGACGGAGATCGACATCGAGCGTCAGGCAGATGCTTTTGCGTCCACGTTGCTGATGCCGCTCGATGACCTCAGGCGACAGGTCGAAGGGCAGCGATTCGACTTCGAACTGGTCAAGCACTGCGCCGATCGATACGGCGTTTCGTTGACGGCGGCCGCGCGTCAATGCGCGGAAGTCAGCGAGCAACGCGTCGTTGTCGCGATCGTCCACGATGGCGCTTTAAGCCGATCCTGGTCCAGCGAACGGGCCTATCGCTCCGGCGCGTACCTGCGGTCCCGGAGCCAGGTCGTCGAAGTGCCGGTCGCGTCATTGGCGCACCACTCCCGCTGCGATGGCATCGGCGCCAGCGCATGTCTCGATGCCAGTGCGTGGTTCCCGAACGAGCCCGACGGCACCCGGATCACCGAGCACACCCTGGTGTCGCACGATCACGACAGCACGATGTTGCTACTCGTGCTGCCCAAACTCGACGCAACCCTCACCGAACCCGAAGATTCCGAGGACGATCTGCTCGAAAGCACATCATCCCGCTTCGAGCGCAGCGGTCAGCGCCCGGCCTGAGGTAGGCACTGGTCTGACCACAGCATCGGCGGGTTGATCGCGAGGTCTTTCACGCCGATACCGTCATCCACCCGATCATCCAGGATCGCCTCGACGATCCACGGCGATAGCGTCGTCAGGTTGAGCAGGCGCGACACATAGGCGTGGTCCTGCTTCTCCTGTCGCGCCAGTTCGCCGATCTGCGTGACCTCGCCGCGATCGAGCATGCGTTGCCAACGATGCGCCTGGATCAGCGCGTTCTGAAGGCTGGTGAGGAGCTTGGGCGGGCCGTCCGGTGGCTTGACCCGGCGGACACCGCCGAGGCGCATCTTGATCGGAATGGTCACCGTCAGGCGACCATCGCTGCTGATGACACGCTGGGCGGGCCCGAGCACCTGGATGCGCTGATGGCTCATGCGCTGAGCTCCTGATGTTGGCTGTTGAACTCGCGCACCAGATGCGCGAACCCGCTTGGTCGCATGCAGACTTCAACTGACCTCGGGCCAACGATGACGCGCTCAACCAGCAGGCGCATCAGGCGCGCTTGCTCGGCGGGGAACAAGCTCGCCCAGATGCGATCGACCTGCGTCATCGCCACGACGGCCTGCGCCTCGTCGAGGCCTGATTCCAGACTGCTGGCCTGCGCGCAGATGCGCTCGATCAGTTCCGGAGCGCGCAGCATTTCTCGCAGTTGGTCGAGAACCAGGCCTTCAATCTCCGCCGCCGGAATCCGCGGCAACGGCGCGATGCCGGACCCGACCTTGATCTCGGTTTGGCTGAGGTAATAGCAGTAGCGTTTTCCGTTTGGTTTGGTGGTGTGCCAACCGACCATCGCCCGCCCGTCCTGGTCGACGATGATGCCCTTCAGCGGATAGGAGGCTCGCGCGCGCGTCAGGTTGGCGCGTCGCTGCGGGTTGACCGTGAACACCGCTTGCGCGCGATCCCACAGGGCCTGATTGATGATCGGCTCGTGCGTGCCCTGCACCCAGCCGCCGCGACTCTTGAGCTCGCCGAGGTAAGCGCGGTTTTTCAGCATCGCGGTGAGGGTGCACTTCTGAAGTGCCCGGCCGCCGCACGGGCGCCCGGCCTTGCTCGTCCAGGCTTTCGTCGTGATGCCCTCGGCGCGAAGTTCCCGGGTGACCTTGGTTGCAGAACCGGTCTCGACGAAGCGCTCGAAGATGCGGCGCACCGTCTCGGCTTCGGCAAGATTAACGGCCAGCCGCCGCTCGACGACGTCATAGCCCAACGGCGGAATGCCGTGCATCCAGTAGCCGCGCTTCTTGCTGGCCACGAACTTGTCGCGGATGCGCTCGGACGTCACCTCGCGCTCGAACTGCGCGAATGACAGCAGGACGTTCAACATCAGGCGCCCCATCGAATCGCCGGTATTGAAGCTCTGCGTGACCGACACGAAGCTGACGCTGTGGCGGTCGAAGATCTCGATCATCCGGCAGAAGTCGGCCAAGCTGCGCGACAGTCGATCGAGCTTGTAGACAACCACCACATCGACCTTGCCCGACTCGATATCGGAGAACAATCGCTGCAGCGCCGGGCGATCCATGCTGCCGCCCGAGTAGGCCGGGTCGTCGTAGTCGTCCGCCATCGGGATCCAGCCTTCCGATCGGCGACTGACGATGTAGGCGTGGCCCGATTCCTTCTGCGCATCGATCGAGTTGAACGGCTGCTCCAGACCCTCCTCGGTGGACTTGCGCGTATAGACCGCGCAGCGCGTTCGGCGCTGTGGCGTCGGATCGACCCGGGTCATGCGCCCGCTCGCTTGCGGGGGTTGGTCTTGAGCCCGAAGAACACCGGGCCCGACCAGCGCATGCCGGTGATTGCCTGCGCCACGGCAGTGAGGCTGGTGTAGTGCTGGCCATTCCACTCGACGCCCTGTTCGAGCACGCGGACCACATATTCGGTTCCCCGGTAGACGCGGATCAGTTCCGTCCCCGGGCGCGTCAGGACCTCAACCGCGCCGTGGCTGTGGGCCTTGATCAGGACATCGATGCGTTCGCGGTTGCGTTTCAGCAGCGCCTTGCCGGCGGGGTCTTCGGCCAGCGCGCGTTCCTGCAGCCGATGCGCGATGCGCCGCTCGACATAGCGCCGGTGTGAACTGGCGGGTTCGCGCCCAAAGAGGCGCACCCACAGCCCTTTGAGGTCGACCCAGGGCAGATCGGCCAGGCGCGCGATCTCGGCGAGCACTGAAGTGGCGAGGGGTTTGGTGGCGGTCATGGCGTCTCCTGGCGTGAGTTGGAGTTCGCATACACGCGCTGGTTGGCAGGCAGTTCAAGTCCAACTCCGCGCTCTCTGGAGGCACGCAGGCGCACCAGGCCAGTGGCGATCAGTGCCGCTGCCGCGACCAGCAGCTCGTGGCTGCTCATGCGTTCGGGCGGGGTTTGCTGCAAGGGGTTTCGGCCTAGCACTTTCAATCTCCAACTCATCACCAGGGCACCAGTCTGGCCAGCCACCGCCTGCCTGACAGCCCCGCAATTGCGGGTGATTGCGGGTAATTGCCGGCTGATGCAGCCAACCACGATTTGCACGATCTGCCCGGGGGTTTGCCCGGGGCTTTGCCCGCCCCGTGATCGTCAATCTGTCGCTCACCGTACTCACCAACCCGAAGGAGTGAACGTGAGCCTCGAACCCACCCTCAAACACATGAGCCAGCGCGAGTTGTCGGAGCGCTGGACCATCGCCGAGACCACGCTGGAGCGCTGGCGCTCGATGGGCATTGGCCCGGTCTACGTGAAGCTGCCTGGACGCGTGGTCTATCGCATCACCGATGTCGACGCCTACGAGCGCCGTTGCCTGCGCCGCAGCACCAGCGAATCGGTCCTGGTCGGAGGTGCCGCATGAGCACGACGCCTCTGCACATTGCCGCCACTCGCCCGGCCGGCCACTTGTCCCGCAAGAGCGCGGAGGAGCTGTTTGTCCTCAAGCACGAAGCGGTGCGCGCCCTGACGGCGGCCAAGAACGTTGTCGAACATCTGGATCGCGCGCTGGAGTTGAAGTACGCCGATCGCGCCCAGCTGCTGCGGCTGCAGGCGGGCAAGGACACCGGCGCGGTGACCTTCGAGGACGGTACCGTCAAGGTCACCGCCGACCTGCCCAAGCGCGTCGAGTGGGACCAGGAGCGCCTCGCCACCATCGCCCAGCAGATCGCCAAGGGCGGTGACGATCCAGCCGAGTTCATCGAGATCAGCTACCGGGTCTCGGAGACCAAGTTCAACGCCTGGGCCGAGTCGCTGCGCAAAGCCTTTGAACCGGCACGCACGGTCAAGACCGGCAAGCCGAGCTTCAAGCTGGTGGTGCAGGCCGATGAACTCGATCGCCGCGCGCAGGTGTCGGCATGAGCGCCGTCGCCACGCTTCGGGCGATCGCCGCAACTCCCGGGCTGCCCATCATCACGGCCGATCAGCGACTCGCCGAGCGCCGCGGGATCAAGGGCGTGCTCGCCGGCAAGTCGGGCTTGGGCAAGACCAGCCAGCTGTGGACGCTGGATCCGCACGCAACGCTGTTCTTTGATCTGGAGGCCGGCGATCTGGCGGTGGAAGGCTGGACGGGTGATGCGGTGCGGCCACGCACCTGGTCCGAGTGCCGCGATTTTGGGGTGTTCATCGGCGGACCCAACCCGGCGCTGCGCGATGACCAGCCCTACAGTTCGGCCCACTTCGAGGCGGTTTGCCAGCGCTTCGGCGACCCCGGCGCGATTGATCGCTACCAGACGATCTTCGTCGACTCGATCAGCGTCGCCGCGCGCCTGTGCCTGCAGTGGTGCAAGGGACAGCCGCAGGCCTACTCGGATCGCACCGGCAAGCCCGACGCGCGCGGCGCGTATGGCCTGCTCAGCAGCGAGATGATCCAGTGGCTGACGCACCTGCAGCACGCCCGCGGCAAGAACGTCTGGTTCTGCTGCCTGCTCGACGAGAAGCTCGACGAGTTCAACCGGCGCGCCTATTCGCTGCAGATCGAGGGCGCCAAGACCGGGCTGGAACTGCCGGGGATCCTCGATGAGGTGATCACGCTGGCCGAATTGAAGGCGGACGACGGCTCCAGCTATCGCGCCTTCATCTGCCAGACGCTGAACCCCTGGGGATTTCCGGCCAAGGACCGTTCCGGCCGGCTCGACCTGATCGAGGAACCGAACCTGGCGCGACTGATGGCCAAGATCGCCGGTCCGCGTCCCGGTGGCGCGCCGCGCCTGGACTTCACGGCCGGCCCGGTCACGCCGCCTGCCCCCGCCCCTTCCGCCATTCCCACGCCCGCCGAATCCCCGGCGGCGCCGCCCACCTTCGCCTGAGGACCCCGACCATGAGCTACTTCGATTTCAACAGCGCCGAAGATTCGGCGCAGAACCAGCCGCTGATCCCCAAAGGCGCACTCGCCAAGGTGCGCCTGTTCATCCGCCCGGGCGGCCACAACGATCCGGCGAAGGGCTGGACCGGCGGCTACGCGCGGCGCAGCGCCGACACCGGCGCGGTGTATCTGGACTGCGAGTACACCGTGCTCGACGGTCCGTATGCGCGGCGCAAGCTGTGGACGCTGATCGGGCTGCATTCCGAGAAGGGCGACGCCTGGATGAAGATGGGCCGTGCGTTCATCAAGGGCATCCTCAACTCGGCGCACGGACTGCGCGCCGAGGACGACAGTCCAGCCGCGCAGGCCAAGCGTCGCATCGAGAGCTTCGCGGATCTCGACGGTTTGGAGTTCGTCGCCAAGATCGATGTCGAGCGCGACGATCGCCAGGGCGAGAAGAACGTCGTCAAGGGCGCCGTGGGTCCGGAGCACAAGGACTACGCGGCCCTGATGCACGGTGGACACGGCGCCGCGCCAGTGACCGGTGGCGGATCGGGCTCGCCGCTTCCCCCGCCTGCGGCGGCGCGCGCCAGCGTGCCGACGCGACCCGCCTGGGCGCAGTAACGGAGGCGCCCCGTGATCCTTCGTCCGCGCCAAGCGGTCCTGGTCGAGCGCTCCCTCGCAGCGCTCCGCCAGCACCAGAACACCCTCGCCGTCGCGCCGACCGGCAGTGGCAAGACGGTCATGCTGTCGGCCGTCGTCGGTCGCGTGCTCGCCGGCGAACCTGATGCCAAGGCCTGCGTGCTGGCCCATCGGGACGAGCTGACGGCCCAGAATCAGGCCAAGTTCGCCCGCGTCAATCCCGGCATCTCGACCTCGGTCGTCGACGCCGACAACAAGTCCTGGTCCGGCCTCACGACCTTCGCGATGGTGCCGACGCTGACCCGCGAGGCCAACCTCGCGCAGATTCCCATGCTCGACCTGATCGTGGTCGACGAAGCCCATCACGCGACCGCCGCGAGCTATCGCCGGGTCATCGACGCCGCGCAATCGAAGAACAACCGATTGCAGGTGTTCGGGGTCACCGCCACGCCCAACCGCGGCGACGGCGTGGGCTTGCGGGCGGTGTTCTCCAATGTCGCCGATCACATCCGCCTGGGGGAATTGATCGCCTCGGGCCACCTGGTGCGCCCACGCACCTTTGTGGTCGATCTCGGGGTCCAGGGCGAACTCAGCCAGGTCCGCCGCTGCGCCAGTGACTTCGACATGTCGGCGGTCGAGGCCATCCTCAATACGGTGCCGATCACCCAGCAGGTGATCGCGCACTGGCGCGCCCAGGCTGAAGGCCGCAAGACCCTGGTGTTCTGTTCCACCGTCGCCCACGCCGAAGACGTGGCGCGCGCATTCGGCGCCGCCGGCATCCCCTCCGTTGTCATCCATGGCGAGCTGCCGGCCGCCGAACGCAAAGCGCGACTGACCGCCTATGAGCGCGGACCAATCGAAGTCGTCGTCAACGTCGCAGTGCTCACCGAAGGCTATGACTACACGCCGACCAGTTGCATCGTGCTGCTGCGCCCGAGTTCGCACAAGTCGACGCTGATTCAGATGGTCGGGCGCGGGCTGCGAACGGTGGATCCCGCCGAGCACCCGCACGTCGACAAGACTGACTGTGTCGTTCTCGACTTCGGGACCGCCTCGCTGATGCACGGGCGGCTGGAAGAGGAAACGCACCTCGACGGTCGGGAAGCGGGCGCAGCTCCGACCAAGGAATGTCCGAACTGCGCAGGCTCAGTGCCGCTTCGGGTGACCGAGTGCCCACTTTGCGGATACGTCTGGGAGCCGACCGAACGCCCGGACGCGCGCCTGCCGGTCGGCGCGTTTGCGATGACCGAGATCGATCTCCTGAGCGGCTCCAACTTCAGTTGGGTCGATCTGTTCGGGGCTGGCGATACCCTGGTGGCGGCAGGTTTTGAGTCCTGGGCCGGCGTGTTCGGGATCGACGGTCGCTGGTACGCCCTCGGCGCCGCCAGCAGTGAACCGGTACGTCTGCTCGCGCATGGCGATCGGCTGATTGGCCTGGCCAAGGCGGACGACTGGCTCAATGCCCACGAGGCGGCGGACGCCGCGCACAAGACCAAGCGCTGGCTCGGCGAGCCACCGACCGACAAGCAACTCGCGCATCTGCCGCCGGCGACTCGGCAGGACTTCGGTCTGACGCGCTACCAGGCCAGCGCGCATCTGTGCTTTCGGTTCAATCGCAGTGCGATCCAGCGGCTGATCTGGCAAGCCCACACCGGTGACCTGCGGAGGGCCGCATGAATGCCCTCACCCTCGATCTCTATCCCCGCATCGAGTTCATCGCCGCCGCGCCTCAGTTGCGCGATCTGCAGCAGTCCAGCCTCTGGGCTGCGCTATCAGCCCACCAGCGACACCTGGCGGAGGTTGAACCGGACACCGATAGCGATGCGGTCAGCACGGTTCTGCTCGATGACCTGCTCAAACGTCTACATCGCGCTGTGTCAGCAGTGGGAGGTACCCATGTTGGCACCTGACCGTATGCAGACCATGGAAGCGCAGGCGGGCGAACGCTGCCTGGGCGCGCTCGGCGATGTGGTCGCCGAAATCGGCATGCAGCGCGCGCTGGCGGACTACTCCAAGCCGGAAATCCTGCGCTTGGTGCAGGCGATCGTCACCAGTTACCAAACAGCCATGCGCCAGGTCGGTGAAGAGACGCTCGCCATCGAGCGCGCGCATTTTGCGGCGCAAGGCCTCACGCACCCGGACGACGAGGCGCCCTTCTGATGCTCGACTTCAATCACCGTCCTTCCCTGTCGGAGCAGATCAGCGCGGCCATCGACGCGGCGCTGCAGGCAGAACGCGCCGCCCAGACGCCACGGGACTACCTCGGTGCCAGCCGTGTTGGCGCCGCCTGCGAGCGGCAACTGCAGTACGAATACGCCGGGGCACCGGTCGACGCCGGGCGCGAGTTCAAAGGCTCGCTGCTGCGCGTGTTCGATGCCGGTCATATGTTTGAGGAGCTGGCCATTCGCTGGCTGCGTGCGGCCGGGTTTGATCTCGTCACTCGCACCGCGAGCGGCGAGCAGATCGGGTTCGCGGCGGCTGGCGGACGGCTGCGCGGTCATGTCGACGGCATCGTAGTGGCAGCGCCTGCGCACCTCGGCTGTGCACTACCGATGCTGTGGGAATGCAAGACCATGCACGACGCCAGTTGGAAGGACACCGTCAAGCACGGCGTCGCGCGCTCAAAGCCGGTGTATGCGGCGCAGATCGCGCTCTACCAGGCCTACCTGGAGCCCCTGATTCCGGGGATCAGCGCGAATCCGGCGCTGTTCACGGCGATCAACAAAGACAACCAGTCGCTGCACTTCGAGTCTGTCGACTTTGATGCGGAGTTGGCGCAGCGCATGAGCGATCGCGCAGCGCGTGTGCTCGATGCAACCGCAGCGCACGAGTTGCTGCCGCGCTGCGCGACATCGTCCACGCATTTTGTCTGCAAGTCGTGCGCGTTCCAGGATCGCTGCTGGAGTCAGCGATGACGCAGTTGCTGGACTTCAATGATGCGGCGGAGCCGACCCGGCGCAGCATCGACGCGGACTCGATCCGCGACGGTCTGCTCGATCGACTGGAATCGATGCTGCGCACCTATCTGCCGGCGGGTGTGTTCCGCGCCGGCAAGTTCCTGGTCGGCAATGCGCGCGGCGAGCAGGGCGACTCATTGTCGGTGTCACTGGACGGACCCAAGCGCGGCCAGTGGTATGACTTCGCGACCTCGCAAGGTGGCGACCATATCGAGTTGTTTGCGCAGGCGCAGGGGCTGTCGGCGCGCAGCGATTTTCGGGAGGTGCTGGAGCGCGCGGCGCATTGGTTGGGAACAGCGCCGACAGATGCGAGCAACTCGGCTCCAGTCCGGGCAGCCGCATCACGGGTTCGGCCGCGCGCGACCGACGCGCCGGATCTCGGGCCGCCGACTGCCAAGTGGGACTACCTGGCCGCCGACGGCGCGTTGCTGGCGTGCGTCTATCGCTACGAGCCCGAACCCGGCCGCAAGGAGTTCAGGCCGTGGAATGTGCGCACGGGCCGGTTCGAAGGGTTGGATCCGCGGCCGCTGTACAACCAGCCGGCGCTGGCGCGCGCCGAGACGGTGGTCCTGGTCGAGGGCGAGAAGTGCGCTCAGGCCCTGATCGATTTCGGACTCTGCGCGACCACAGCCATGCACGGTGCGCGCGCCCCGGTCGACAAGACCGACTGGTCGCCGCTGGCCAGCAAGGACGTGCTGATCTGGCCCGACAAGGACAGCCCGGGCTGGGACTACGCGATCGCTGCCAGCGAGGCCATCGTCGCGGCCGGCGCGCGCAGTTGCGCGATCCTGTTGCCGCCGGAAGATCGCTCCGAGGGTTGGGACTGCGCCGATGCGGTCGTCGAGCAAGTCGATGTGTCGGCGTTCATTCGCGACGCTGAGCGCATGGTGATCCATGGGCCGGAACTGCCGAGCGCGTCGAACGACACGGAACAGACACCGGCCGCGGTCTGGGGCACCGAAGATGGCATGGCGCTGCACTTCACCGCGCGCTACGCGCCGGACTGGCGCTATGTCGCGCCCTGGGGTCAGTGGCTGGTGTGGACCGGCATGCGCTGGGTACCTGAAGCCACGCTGCGCGCCACCGACCTGATCCGTGCGGTCTGTCGTCAGCACGCCCTGGAGGCGGACTCGCCGCGGCTCGCAGCCAAGCTCGCTGCCAGCGGTACCGTCGCCGGCGTCGAGCGCCTGGCACGTAGTGATCGCCAGCACGCCGCCAACGCCGACGAATGGGACGCCGATCCTTGGCTGCTGAACACGCTGGGTGGCGTCGTCGATCTACGGAGCGGCAGCGTGCGGCCTCATGACCGCGCCGACCGCATGACCAAGCTGGCGGCCGCGCGCCTGGGGGATACGAGCGCCTGTCCGACCTGGCGCAAGTTCCTGATCGAGTGCACCGGTGGCGACAGCGAGCTGATCGACTACCTGCAGCGTATCTGCGGCTACTGCCTGACCGGCAAGACCAGCGAACACGCGCTGTTCTTCCTCTATGGCACCGGCGCCAACGGCAAGAGCGTGTTCGTCAACACGCTGAGCGCATTGCTCGCGGAGTACGCCACGCACGCGCCGATGGAGATGTTCATGGAGACCCGATCGGATCGGCACCCGACCGATCTGGCCGGTCTGCGCGGCGCGCGCCTGGTGTCCTCAGTTGAAACCGAACAGGGTCGGCGCTGGAACGAAAGCAAGATCAAGACGCTGACTGGCGGCGACAAGGTCTCGGCGCGGTTCATGCGCCAGGACTTCTTCGAATACACCCCGCAGTTCAAGCTGCTGATTGCCGGCAATCACAAGCCCTCGATCCGCAACCTCGACGAGGCCATGCGTCGCCGCCTGCAGCTGATCCCGTTCACGATCACCGTGCCGCCCGACCGGCGCGACAAACATCTCGAAGACAAGATCTGGCGCGAGCGTGACGCCGTGCTGGCGTGGATAGTCGAAGGTTGCCTCGCCTGGCAACGCAAGGGCCTGCGCCCGCCACGCTGCGTGGTCGAAGCCACCGACGACTACTTCGAGAGCGAAGATGCCCTCGGTCGATGGATCGAGGAACGCTGCTTCGTCGAACGCGTCGCGCGCGCCACCGCCGCGGACCTGTTCGAGGACTGGCGCGCCTGGGCCGAGAAGGCCGGTGAGTTCGCCGGCTCGATCAAGCGCTTCTCCGAATTGCTGACCAACCGCCGGTTCGAGCGCGCCAAATTCAGCGGCGGCACGCGCGGATTTGTCGGCCTCTCACTACGCCCCAAACCCGTCGGTCCGCTGCCGTACCGCGACGACTGACCCTACCCGGAGGACACCATGAACCCCACGATCTTGGCACTCGACCTTGGCACGCAGACCGGTTGGGCGATCGCCAATCCAAACGGCACCGTCACCAGCGGCACGCAAAGTTTTCGGCCGCAGCGATTTGAGGGCGGCGGTATGCGCTACCTGCGCTTCCGTCGCTGGCTAGTTGAGATGCACCAACTGATGACCATTGGCGAAGTCCACTTCGAGGAAGTGCGCCGGCATCAAGGCGTCGACGCTGCCCACGTCTACGGCGGCCTGCTCGGTCAACTCAGCGCCTGGTGCGAGCAGCACCAGATCCCCTATGCCGGCGTACCCGTCGGCACCATCAAGCGCTCGGTGAGCGGCAGCGGCAATGCCAGCAAGGCAGCGGTGATCGCCGCCATCCAGCGGCAGGGGTTCGCACCAAAAGACGACAACGAGGCCGACGCGATCGCGCTGCTGCTGTGCGTCTCGGCGCGCGCCAAGACGGCCAACGCCGGGGAGGCCGCATGAGCCTCACCCGCCCCGTCGCCAAGATCCGCATGCCGGCAACCACCAAAGAACTGGCCGCGATGCTGGAAGAAGCCTCACGCACCGCCCGCAAACTCCCACCCGCCGGCCCCCGCGGCTACGCCTCGATCTGGCCCCAGATCCCGCGCAGCGCCAGCGAAAAGTTCGCGGCCGACGACAAGCCCGTGTTCTTCCCACCCAGCGGCGCCGCCATCGACCGCATGCTCGCCTGCTTCGAGTGGGTCAGCGCGCTCGACGAAGAGCAGCGGCACCTGCTGTGGAAGCGCGCCAGCCACGAGCCCTGGAAGGACATCTGCGCGTGGATTGGGTGTGATCGGACGACGGCTTGGAGGAGGTGGAATGGGGCGTTGGAGAAGGTACTGACGGTCACTTCGGCTTCTTCGGCCGTTCAGCCACGCCAGCGTTCGTCGGGCATCGTTACTGTCTTGTTGCCTGCACCCAACCCCACTGACGGTACCAATGGACGTCTCCGGCACCACCATCGCGCTGTCCAGCCAGCGTGAACTTCTCAAACCTTGGCTGGCGGTGGCTGCCTCGACGAAATTGCGTCAAGTCAACGAAAAACGAACACCAATTGGGTACGTTGACGCCCAAACAGATCAGACTCTCCCTGAACCGACGAAGAGCAAGTTCTGGAAGCGCACGGGTCGTCAGGGCCACGCAAGCAGTTTTCCACAGGGGGATTTGCCATGAATCTGGGACGCGTAACAGGCAGCAGTTTTGCAGTGATTTCGATCATCCTATCAACAGCATTCGCAATCCCGCTGCCCAGGCTTGACCAACCGCTACCGTTCCAGCGCGCCACACGATTGGCTGGGGCGCCGCCCGTGGAGGTGAAACTACCTCCTACGTAAGGATCATTGCCGGATACGGCAAGTGCCAAGACGGCGGCACTCACCCCATCCTCGGCGCCACTACCCAAGCTTGACCAAGACGCGCCATTCCAACGCGCCACGCGACTGACTGGAGCCCCACCAGCCTGAGTGAAGTTACCGCCCACGTAGACTTTGCTACCGGATACCGCAAGGGCAGAGACGCTACTGTTCACTCCATCCCCAGGGCCTGTCCCCAAGCTCGCTTATTGACGCGGGCGAGGCGGTGCTCCGACTTCTGAGTGCCTACGCGTGGAGAGAGGACGCAGCGATAGTGCTGGTGACCGGTCGCGGCGCTCCACGCCATTGAGCGAATGCCGCGGGCGCTTCGGCGAGTCGACCTGCGGGCAAGTCGCACCGAAGTCGTCGCTCAACCTTCCGGCGACGGATCCGGCGGCCCGCCTGCCGTTGGCGTTGTACCGCGAACGCATGGATATCAACTCGTATCCGTTTGCGCTCCTGAACTTCACAACAAGTTGGACAGTATCGACTTCAGGTTGAAGCGTCGATTGAATTGCCAGCAGGCTCTGCCCAGATGGGGCTCCTCTGCCATCTGCCAGCATTCGCTGCCTGTCTAAACACTTACTCGAAGCTGTTGCGAAAAATCACTTCGGCGCGGTAACCGGCGATGTTGACCGAGGCTTGACCGCCAGCGCTATTGAAAATGCCGCCGACGTAAAGTGTGCCGTCACCCATGCTCGCGAGGGCGTTAACCGCGCCGCCGACCCCATTGGCCGCGCCACTGCCGAGGCTGGACCACGTTTGAGTGGTCGTGTCGAAGCGCACCACAAAGTTCGCCGGCACACCCCCGGCTTCAATGAAAGCCCCCCCCACATGCAGCATGCTGCCCGAGACGGCGAGGGCGTAGACATTGTTGAGGAAGCCGCCCCCCCCGTTTACCCCGTTGGCCGCGCCGCTGCCGAGGCTGGCCCAGGTTTGGGTGCTTGTGTCGAAGCCCGCGACACGGTTCACCAGCGCACCCCCAGCGTGAGTGAAGCTCCCGGCCACATACACTGTGCTGCCGGAGACGGTAAGGGCAAAAACAGCCGGGCCGCCACCGAGAGGGCTGGCCACCCCGTTGGCCGCGCCGCTGCCGAGGGTGGCCCAGGTTTGGGTGTTTGCGTCGAAGCTCGCGACTCTGTTCGCCAACGCACCTCCGGCCTGAGTGAAGAAGCCGCCCACATACACCGTGCCGTTGGAGACGGCGAGCGCGTAGACAGTGTTGTTCACCCCATTGGCCGCGCCGCTGCCGAGGCTGGCCCAAGTTTGGGTGCTCGTGTCGAAGCGCGCCACGCGATTGGCCGGCACACCCCCGGCCTGAGTGAAAGGCCCGCCCACATACACCATGTTGCCGGAGACGACGATGGAATTGACGTCGGGGCCCACCCCATTCGCCGCGCCGCTTCCGAGACTGCCCCAGGTCTGGGTGCTCGTGTCGAAGCGCGCCACCCGGTTCGCCGGCGCACCCCCGGCGTGATTGAAGTTCCCGCCTACGAACACCGTGCTGCCGGAGACGGCAAGGGCCTTAACAGAGGATCCGGTCACGCCGTTGGCCGCGCCGCTGCCGAGGCTGGCCCAGGTCTGGGTGCTGGTGTCGAAGCGCGCCACCCGGTTTGCCGGCATACCCCCGGCCTCGGTGAATTCCCCGCCCACATACACTGCGCTCCCGGATACGGCGAGGGCGAAAACTGAGCCGTTCACCGGGGCCGCGCTGGTGCCGAGACTGGCCCAAGTCTGCGTGCTCGTATCGAAGCGCCCAACCCAGTTCGCCGGCACGCCCCCGGCCTGCCTGAAGTCCCCGCCCGCATACACCGTGCTGCCGGAGACGGCGAAAGCATAGACACCCAAGAAAGATACGCCGTTCACACCACTGACCCCGTTGGCCGCGCCGCTTCCGAGGCTGGCCCAAGTTTGGGTGCTTGTGTCGAATCGCGCCACGCGATTGGCTGTCAAGCCCCCAGCCTGATTGAAGTTCCCGCCCACATACAGCGTGCTGCCGGAGACGGTAAAGGATCTAACGAAAGTGCTGCCTAAAGTGTTGATCACACCGTTGGCCGCGCCGCTGCCGAGGCTGGCCCAGGTCTGGGTACTCGTGTCGAATCGCCCCACCCGGTTTGCCGGCACTCCCCCGGACTGAGTGAAAAACCCGCCCGCATACACCGTGCTGCCGGAGACGGCGAGAGCGTAAACCGTGTTGTTCACCCCATTGGCCGCGCCGCTGCCTAGGCTGGCCCAGGTTTGGGTACTCGTGTCGAAACTCGCGACATTGTTCGCCTGCGCACCCCCTGCCTGACTGAAGCCCCCACCCACATACAGCGTGCTCCCGGAGACGGTAAGGCATAAAACAGATCCTCCGTTGCTGGTGACGCCACTGCCGAGACTGGCCCAGTTTTGAGTGCTTGTGTCGAAGCTCGCGACCTTGTTCGCCAGCGCCCCCCCAGCCTGAGTGAAGGCCCCGCCCACATATACCGTGCTGCCGGAGACGGCGAGGGCCGAGACTGGATTATTCACCCCATTGGCCGCGCCGCTGCCGAGACTGGCCCAGGTCTGGGTGCTCGTGTCGAATCGCGCCACGAAGTTCGCCGGCGCACCTCCCGCCTTATTGAAGAGCCCGCCCGCATACACCATGTTGCCGGAGACCGCGATGGCGTTGACTTCGCTGCTTGTGCTGCCGCTTGGCCCATCATAGCTGACCCCGTTGGCCGCGCCGCTGCCGAGGCTGGCCCAGGTTTGGGTGCTCGCATCGAAGCGCGCGATTTTGTTGACGAGCGCGTTTCCGCAGAGGGTGAAGTGCCCGCCGAAATAGACCTCTCCAGCGGCGCCGATAGCGGCCGCGACAATTTTCCCATTGCAGCCATTGCCGATGCCGCCGAAGCCGGTCCAGCCATCGCCGGGGCTGCCATTCGTCGACTCGGGCGCAAAGCGCAGGGCTTCGCCTTCTCCAGAGATGACCCGGTATCCCGCCGGGTTCACACTGCCGCTGAAACCGGGGGGCAGTTGCAAGTGACCCGCCGCATCCAGAAACGCGCCGAGGCTGCGTTCTGCATCCGCCGGTGGTGCAGGTACGTTAGCGCTTGCTGCGGCGACATCGCCCGGCGAAGTCGCCCCCAAGGTCGTTGCCGCCAACATGCTAACGAGCAGGAGCACACAGCCCCAAGCGGCTGCCGGCCAGCGCCACCGTAACTGGCGAATGGTCATTGCCGATGCAGATTCATGTCGCGCCATCCCTTGCATCGCTCCAACTTTCACTCACCCTCGAACCCGTTTTCGAAAAGTTCCAGCGGCGCGCCGGTATCCTGCCGGATTCAGACTTCCGCTGAAGCCCGAAGGCAAGATCAGATGCCCCGTTTCATCCAAAAATCCACCTAAGCTGGGCGCACTATCTGCCTCGACAATCGGCTCGGGCGCGCCAGCGTGTGACGCAGCGGCATCCCGCGGCACCAGAGCGGTTGCTGACAGCGCAAATCCAACAAGCACAAAGCCTAGGACTGCCCGCACCCAAGTGCCCATACACCATCTCCTATCCGATGGAAGCCGCTGCCAAGGCGCTCAGCGTCGAAGAGTAGGATTGCTGAGGACGAACCCTGACGGCATCACCTGATCGGGTGAGGTTCTGAAGCGGGCCGGGACCCGCGAAGCACGACGGACCTATGCGCTACTCATTCCCTTATCGCTAGCGGATCTGCTCGGACACACTGAGCAATGCGCCGACAACGACGTGGTGCTGCGTGATACCGTGACGTCCATGGATGGTCGGATCAGCTCACCTGATGCAACCTCCAACGCGCAAAGACCGTCGCTCATCGCCGGCAGTCCTTGCTGTTCTTCACGCCAATACGTCGCTGTGGGCTTCCCGCTGCACAGCGCACCTTAGCCTTCGAAGCCATCTCGGAAAACTTGCGGGACCGCGGTAACGGTCTCTCTCAGTTCGTTGTTCGACGGATCGGAGTCGGGTTCGATCGAACTTGCTTGCGCCTGGAGCAAGAAGCTAACTCCGTCTTCCACGAGGAAATCTAGCGTAACGTCAATAGAAGTGTTCGGCGCAATTGAGCTCCAACTGCAGATGAGCGCGAATGAACTGTCCAAGGTGCAATGCGAGGCGGGTTCGATCGATGTCATCGTCCATGCACCGATGTCTCGAAAGCTCGTGCCAAAGACGACTGCGGTTGCGGCTCGATCGCTCCCATTTCTAACGCGAAATGTCATGGATCCGGCTTGACCGACCTGCAACTCGTCGATGTCCTCAATGTTGACTTCAAGATCCACCGAGTTGGGAATCGCCCTAAGCAATCGGCCTGACGCCGGATCGCTGAAAACAAAACCCGCGCTGCCTAGGTCAGCGATGCCGAAGATGGAGCGTGGCACACCGCGAAGAAGCATTTCTTCGTCGGTTTGAGGCCAAGTGCCATCGCCGAAGATCGTTCCAATTCGGGTGCTGGCAAAGTCATACGACCGGAGAATGTTGTTGCCTACTTCGGCGACAAGAAGGTCGCCGTTTGTTGCGAGCGCCATCGCTACCGGGCGATCCATGGCCGACTGTTGGCCAGGCTCAAAGTCGCCCACATATCCTGCGATGGCGCGTCCGGCCAGTGTTCGAAGGGTGTTGTCGATCAAGTTCAGTTCGAACACAGCGTGCGAACCGACGGTACTGATCCATACGCGCTCACTGCCATCGCCCACAAGCGCGGCGGGATTGAAGAGCGGTGTTGCCGTGGCAATGCCGGTCGCAGACCTGAATTGGGCAGTTCCGTTTCCCGCGATGGCACTGATGACCCCGCCGACTGTGGCGACCTTGCGCACACGGTTATTGCCGGTGTCGGCAATAAGAACGTCGCCGTTGGTGAGGGCCAACAAGCCTGACGGCGCGTCCAATAGGGCCGAGATCGCCGTCCCGCCGTCTCCTGCGTAGCCTTGCAGGCCCGTCCCTGCCCATGCGGAGATGATCCCCGTACCCAGATCCAACGCTCGGATCCGATGGGTTCCACGATCGCTGACGAGAAGCGTGCTCGGGCCGATGGCCTCGATGCCGGATGGGCTGTGTAGTTGAGCCTCAATCGCGAGGCCACCATCTCCGGAATCCCCCGCGGTCCCGATTCCAGCGATATGTTCGATTGACCCACTTTGTGTGTCTACGCGGAACAGTTTGTGCGCGCCCGGGTCGGCAACGTACAAATAGCTGCCTATCAGTTTGATGGTCTCCGGCCTCACCATCGGACTTTGGCCGGAGGATGCACTTCTTGCAGCAGAAGCGGGGAATGGCAGGATTTGTGCGAGCGAGGGGGGTTCTCCCGGATGTAGTTCGGATGTCTCCTCATCGAAGACAAAGACCGATGCATCGCTCTCTCCGACCATCTCCATACGAACAGTCAAATATCCCTTCTGGCCCGCCAGTCCGGCGTTGTCGAGCGTAAGGTAAATCTTTTCATTTACAGGAATGAACCGCCCCGGGTTCCGTGGAGGCCCGTTGGCTTGAGTCAGGCCGCTTCGGCCTGCTCGGTGAATTGACGATAGTAGTGTGCCTCGGCTTCGGCGGGTGGGATATACCCGATCGGCGCAAGCAA